TTTTACTACTTTCAACGGAAACACAAGAAATAGAATTGTAAGACTAAATTCTGATGGAACAGAAGATACAGCATTCTATACAAATTTAGGTACCGCATTTGGTTTAAGTCCTTCATCTGTTAGGATACAACCTGACGGTAAAATTATAGTAGCTGGTAGTTTTACTACTTTCAACGGAAACACAAGAAATAGAATTGTAAGACTAAATTCTGATGGAACAGAAGATACAGCATTCTATACAAATTTAGGTACCGCATTTGGTATTAGTATAACATCATCTGGAGTTGCTTTACAACCCGACGGAAAAATATTAGTTGGTGGTGTATATACATCATTTAACGGTCAAACAAGAAATAGAATTGTAAGATTAAATTCTGATGGAACAGAAGATACAGCATTCTATACAAATTTAGACACCGCATTTGGTGGTGGTATCAATTGTTTTGCTTATAAACAAAACTTACCATTACCCTCTCCAACTCCAACAAATACCCCTACTCCTACTAACACACCAAGTTAAAATATGTATTTAGTTGATGGAATTGCCTTTGATGAATATTATGTTGAAAGTGTTAATTTAAACCTCATCACTTGTGTTTTAACATTAAATGTTATTTATCATAAGGATAAAAAAAGAATAACAAGATTAAGGGAGTTTATCTTTCCAACAGACTGTAATGTAGATATAAACGAACATATAAAGAAAGTAGAAAATTTAATTGATGGCTCAGGTATTTTATAGAAAAAAGTTTAGTTATTATCTTGGTGAACAAAGAGCCTTGAATGATATTGTTGTGCAATATATTCCTCCAACTCCAACTCCAACTCCAACTCCTACAAACACGCCTACACCTACCCAAACAACAACTCCAACTACTACTCCAACTAATACAGTAACGCCGACTAACACTACTACTCCTACAAATACCCCTACTCCTACCCAAACAACAACACCAACGAATACGCCTACTAACACTAGTACTCCAACTCAAACCCCTACTAATACTGTTACTCCAACTAATACAGTAACACCAACTAACACAGTAACACCTACTAACACTAGTACTCCAACTCAAACTCCTACTAATACTGTTACTCCAACTAACACACCTACTCCTACCCAAACAACAACACCAACGAATACGCCTACTAATACTGTTACTCCAACTAATACAATAACACCTACCAACACGCCGACTACGACAACAACCCCAACTCCTACCAACACACCTACTAATACATCAACTCCAACCGTTACTCCTACTACAACAACTACCCCAACTCCGACTGTTACACCAACACAATCATTTGAATCTTATTTAGTTTATACTGGTTCAACAGCATGTGTTGCTTGTTTATCATCAATCTCATTAACATTATTTGGGCCTGCTGGTCAATTACCAGTTCTTAATCTTGGTGAATTTGTATATATTGATTCAGCTCTTACTATACCTGTTCCAAATGATACATATATGGTTCAGTTATCTGAACCATTAAGATGGACAAGAGTTATTGGTTCAATAGGAGAAATAGGTCAAGCTGACCCTAATGGTTGTCTTGATTGTGTTACCCCAACCCCAACCAACACACCAACTAATACTATAACTCCAACAACAACACCAACTAATACCCCGACTAACACTCCAACGCCTACTAATACTGAAACACCTACCAATACTCCAACCCCTACTCAAACCGAAACTCCTACAAATACACCAACAAATACTGTAACACCAACTAATACACCAACTAGTACTGTAACTCCAACGGAGACACCTACAAATACACCAACTCCTACTTCAACACCAGCCCCTGGTCCCGCGAATAAGTTAGTGACTGAAGCGGACGACCATATCCATACAGAAAACAATGATGGATTATTAATAGAACAATAAAATATATTTATAAATAAACTACTATGGCAAACATAAAAATATCAGCACTACCCATTTACTCGGCAAGTTCCACCGCAGATACTTATTTAGTGCTAAACAATTCAGGTGAAACTGAAACCTTCAAAATACAAAAAGAAGATTTCATTTCTAATACCTACACAACAATCACTGGTGTTACATTAGCATCAAGTGGTTGGACTTACAATTCAGGAACAACATATTATGATTACACATATTCTAACACAGGGATTACTTCAACTTCAATAGTTGATTTTACCCCAAATAACGCATCTGTTCCTACTGTAATAATTGGTAGAGTTCAGCCATTTAATACGGTTGCCACAGGTAGTTCAATATTTTATTCACAATATGCACCATCTACAGATATCACTGGAACAATAAACATCTTTAAACAAACTTTGTAATATGTCTTTTAACGTTCCAAATTATACTCAAGTACCTCAAAAACCAGCTGTAAAACCAACTACATGGGTTCGTCCTAATGATTGGATTACAATTACTGATACGGCAAATGAAGTTCATTTTTTGGTTAGTAGTTTAGGTCAAGGCGCTTATGCTTTAACAACCACATTTGATAGACCAGCATCTCAAGACCTTTATATTGATTGGGGTGATGGTGTGATTGATACAATATCAACTAACACATCAGTAACAACTTATCATAATTATACAACAGGTGGAACCGCTTGCTCATTAGGATATGATACTTGGAAGATTAGAGTTTGGGTTCAGGATGTTGATAGTGGGACATCAATTACAGGTTGTAAAGTTGGAAATGGACAAATTGGGGGTAATAATATATACCCATCTTTATCGTCAGGATTATTGGAAGCATATTATGGTGATGGTATTACCATTCCAAATTATGAAAACTACTTTTTATCAAATCAAAATAGCACAACTGTTGGTGGAGCATTGGCTAACTTTTGGAATCTTCAATATGTTAAATTACCATCTATTGTTACAGGTTCAACATCTTTAACTCAAACATTTTATTTTTGTAGTAACTTAAAACAAGTTGTATTACCGACATCTATGTCTGGTCTAACTAGTTTAAACTCTACATTTGGATTTTGTAATGAATTAACAGGTACTATTGTAATACCACAAGATGCGATAAACATTACAACTTTAGCGGGAACAATTCAAAACTGTTATATGTTAACAGGAATTATATTACCACCTACATTAGATAATTGTATTGTATTACAAAACTTTGCATTTAATGCAGTTAATTTAACTTCACTTATTTTACCACCATTACCAAGTTGTGCAAACTTTACATCCGCATTTCAAAACTGTGTAAGTTTATTATATATTAAAGTACCATCATTTGCGACAGCACCACAATCATTATTGTTGGGTGGTATGTTTCAGGGGTGTGTTAGTTTACAACAAATAGAATTACCTTCAACATTAACAGCTGGTTATGAGGAATATGAAGCAACAGTAACTACTACGTTCGCTTCTTGTTTCTCATTACAAAATATAACATTACCAACAAATTTAAATTTTGTAAGTGCTGCAAATTTATTTAGTAATGCTTATAACTTAATAACGGCTAATTTTCCAACAAGTGTTCCATCATTAAACAGTTTGAGTGGAACTTTTCTTAACTGTTATAATTTACAATCAGTTTCATTACCATCAACAACTGCGAGTACAATAACAATGGTAAATACATTTTCAACTTGTAATTCTCTTGGAAGTGTGACAATTCCTTCAGGTTACAATATAACATCATTATCAAATACATTTAATAACTGCAGCTCTTTAAAAAATATTGTATTACCAAATAACGCACAAAATAGTTGTACAACAATGGCAACTATGTGTAATAACTGTTCTTCATTAGAAACTATTGTAATGCCAACGTCATTAAATGGTGTTACAACAATGTTAAATGCGTTTAATAATACTCTAAATTTAGAATCAGTTGTATTTCCATCATCTATGAATGCATGTACAACAGTACAAAATTGTTTTGTTAATAGTGGTGTTCAATCAGTTACTTTACCAACAAGTATGTCAGTACTTACTACTATTTCAGGTGTGTTTCAATTTACTACAAAAATAAAAGAACTAGTATTACCAGCAACAGTAGCTTCAAATGCAACCTTAGCAAATTGTTTTCATTATTGTCCAAATTTAGAATCTGTAACACTTCCAACAACACAATTAACAGTAGGAAATAATATGCCTAATATTTTTCTTAATTGCGCTAATTTAAAAACAATTAACAATTTAAATTTCTTGGGTAATACATCAACTACTGGTACCATTTTAGATTTAAGTGGTTTTTTAACAAATGGTAGTTCATATACATCAACATTAACTTTTGTTGGTAGATTAAGTCGTTTAGAGGTTAATGGTCAATCAGGATATATTGCAGGATTATCAGGATTAAGATTATCTAATACTGGCGCGGCACAATTTGCAGGTACCCAACCAGCTCTTAATGTTTCATATACAAATATGTCTACAGCGGCATTAAATTTATTATTTGGTGACTTAGCGGCACAAGGTGCAGTTACAGGTAGAATTATAGACATCACAGGAGCATCAGGAGCAGCTGGTTTAACAGCAGGTGATAGAACAGTGATTACCTCATTAGGATGGACAATAACAGGATAATGTAAAACAATAATATAAAATGATTCAAATAGAAGCGGGCACAATTAACGAAGTAGTTGCAACTTGTTCAAGGAATAAAACCTTAACAGGTAATGTGACTTATCTTTGGTCAATGACACATAAATTGACAAAGCAGAACTGGAAGTCAATTCCATTTAGAGTTACTGCAATAGTTGATTATGCCCCATCGTATGATTTATTTACGATGAATGTTGACTATACTTCACCTGAAGTGTTTACAGCTTCTACCTCTGCAAATACTGTTAATTTACACTTGGAGCCAGGTCAGTATTTTGTAAAGATTTACGAACAATGTTCTAGTACCAACTTAAACCCCATGTTGTCCTATGATGTAGTATATGAAGGAACGGCAACAGTCAACTACTCAGGTTCACCACAGAATGAAATAGTTTCATATAGTGGAGGGACTCAAGTATTTAAAGTATATAACGGATAATGATTAAAATAGAAAATCTAAAGTTTAATAAGGCAACCTTATCTTCTTTTAGTGAGGTTATCAATAAAAATGTGCCCTTCATTAGTTGGGGTATGGACAATCAATTCGTTAATGAATTATACCTTTTAAATGACGCCAGTCCAATCCAAAACGCATGTGTGAGGAGTAAGGTAGATAACTCAGTTGGAATGGGTTACATCAACGATTATAAGGTTAATACAAAAGAAAATCTTAATGATATCGCCAAGAAAATCTACTATGAATTTATCACAACTGGTAATGTCTTTTTGGAGGTTGTTTGGAAGCAAGACAGAAGCCAAGGATTAGCTGGTATGTATCTAATTCCTTCAAGATATATGAGATTACACAAACCTGAAGAAATGGGTGGAGATGTAACAAAATATCTTTATTGTCGTGATTGGGTAAATTGGAGAAAAGCTGGTATGGTTGAGTTCTCTGAATTTAATCCAATGAACTTTACAGATAGACAAATTGTCCACATTAAGAATTTTCAGAGTGGATATGATTACTACGGAGTTCCTGATTGGTTATCGGTAATCAACGATGTAAGATTGAACCACGAGATTACTGTGTATAACTTAAGCCATATCCAAAATGGATTAAATCCATCATTATGGGTGCATTTTAATGTTCCTGCTCCTGATTCACAAAATGAACAAAACCAAATCCTTCAAGGAATTGAGAGTCGTTATGCTGGTGCAGAAAATAGTGGACGTGTTATTGTATCATACGGAGAATCAGAACAAAAACCAGAAATAACTCAAATCGCTTCAACAGTTGAAACAGGTTATTTTTCAGGAATATTTGAATTGGTTCAAAAACAAATAATGTCAGGTCATAAGATTATTGATGGGTCTCTTATCGGATTACCAAACCCTGGTGGTTTTACCTCATCAGCAGACCAATTGGAAACCACCTACAAGTTGTTTATGTCAACATCAATTAAACCACTTCAGAATTTCATCAATCGTGAGTTGACCCCAATCATTCAACTTATTTATCCTGATGAAACGATAAGTTTAGTTATAGAACAAAACCAAATATTATAATGAATAAGGTATTATTAATTTCAGAGGATTTACTTAAAACAAATACACCAATATCAGAAAACGTTCAATCTGATGAACTACGATTTGGTATTATTCAAGCTCAAGCAATATTCCTTCAGGAATCGTTGGGAACAAATCTTTATCAAGAAATGTTAAATTTGGTTGATACTGGTGCTATTTCAAGTCCTTCAAATGTTGTATATAAGAATCTCTTGGACACTTATATTCAACCAATGTTAATTACCTACGCATACTACCTTGTAATTGATAATTTCTACGTTAAATTCGTTTCTGTTGGTTTAACACAAAACAGAAGTGAACAGGGTGATAAGATTGACCATAGAACATTCCAATATCTTAAGTCAAACGCAAAACAACAAGCAGAGTACAATGACAATCTATTAAGAAGACATTTAATATTCCGTAGTGGATTATATCCTGAGTATAACTCTGGAAACTTAAATGATGGTCAATTACCTCCAATTCCAGCTACCCCATTCCAATCACCAATTACAGTTCCAACTAATGGTTATGCTTTTTCAGGAAAATGGA